AGACCGTGGGCGTACAATTCTGCGATGGGGCTAACCCTATCTACATCAGCAAGGACGACGCCCTGACAGAAGAAACTGAGAGGGAAATCCTGATCCACAACACGCTCGGTGAGCGGTTGTGTAAGTGGTGATTGCATTACTATCAATATCAGGTAGAAGGCGCTTTGGTTAACACCAAAGCGCCTTTTTTATCAGCTATCTGTAAGGTCGTACCAGTCGCTGTCAGGATCTGCATTTGAGTCTGAAGATATTATTTCGATACCTTCTTCAGCGATTAGCCAATTATTATCACGATAAATAAGAGGAACATTTGCTGTTAAGAAGAATGATGTACCGGAGAAAAAATGATCTGGCATTTGCTCACCTTCATAACTGAACGCCACAGTCATGTTCAACAGTCCCTTTTCCTCGTCATACTGAACTTCAGTTGGCTCGAGGTCATATACTGCAAAACCATTAGCATTTGTTGAAGCAACCGCATCGGATAAAAGTTCGTCAACAGCCATCTCAAATTGAACGTAAACATCACTCAAAAAAATGACATTTTCGAAGTGCGTCTCACCAAAAGCGGCCTTCATTAACCTAGGTTCTAATGGAAATCGCTTCGCCACAGATGAAAGTTCATGGTAGTTCGAAAACGCTGCATCGATAGCGATGGCTTCAAGAGCTTCCGTTAGCTTAATCCCTTGTTTTTTAGCTAAATCTTTAGCTTTGCTTTTGAGAATGTTTAAACCAGAGTAGTTAGACATGGCTATGTTTCCACACATTAGACGCATACCGATAGCCTGTTAACCGGGCAGCGTCATAATGATGGCGGCCAAGTGTTGGGTACTGCAGAATGATGGGCTATTGCTTTGCGAGACAGGCGCCAGGTGACCATCACCACCTGTTGAAATACTAACCTGTGAATGTAGAGGCGTCAATGCAGGCGCAAGGCGATTTTATACACTTGATATGAACCACCTACCATTTAACCTTTACACCGCAGCCGTAGGCATTTAGGCTATATCGCATATAAGAAAACAAGTTGTTTCATACGACGATAAATCACACGTAGGGATATCACGAATGACTCAGATCATTGTGGTGGGCGGCACCAAGGGTGGCCCAGGCAAATCGACTGTTGCTCAGCAAATTGCAGCCTGTCTGAAAATCAAAAAGAAAAAGAAAGTCCAGATCACTGATATCGACATCCAGCGCACCACGACAGGGTGGTGTGAAGACCGCCGGCACAATGAAGAACTGGAGCTGATCCCGTTCGCCTATGTCCAAGATGACATCATCAAACACATCACTTCGCTTCGTGGCCGTTTCGATTACGTCGTCGTTGACGCTGGTGGTTTTGACTCCGAAATTCAGCGCCAGGCTATGCTAATGGCCAACGTGATCCTTATCCCGCTTCGCCCGAAACGTCGCGATCTGAAATCCTTGCGTGACATCGACCCCATCGTCGACAGCGTTAGCAGCGTGAATGACCAAATCAAAATCCGTGCTGTAATGAACCAGTGCCCGTCTCTGCCTTCCCAGGCTGCGCGCATTATCGCTGCAAAAGAAATTGTCGAAACCTTTGGCATCGAGGCGGTACCGGTGAATCTTTACAACCGCAACGTCTATGACGATGCCGAAGAGGCGGGTCGTTCCATATTTGAGATGACCGGAGCCGAACGCGACAAAAAGGCTGAGGCCGAGATTGAAGCATTAGTAGAATACGTAATGACCTTGGAGGGTGAATAATGTCCATGAAAATGGGTGATCTGGCAAAACGTCCGGCTGCGGAAGCTGCTGCGCCTAAAAGCAGCACCCCGATGCGCCAGCCCGTCCGCCCACAAGGCCGTCCAACACGTGGCAAAGAGAAAATCAAAAGCCGCACGATGTCTCTTGAAGACGAGTATTTCGAATTACTGGAGATGATGAAGTTCATCCCTCGCTTCGAGAAGTTCACCCGTTCTGATGTGATACGTGCAGCCATTTTCCATCTGGCAGAGAAGTCCCCGCAGGAAATAGAGGACATCGTAAAGATGAACGAGGCGATCACCGCAGCCGATGTGACGATGCGTACCGATGAAATCAAGCGTGAGCTGATGAAGAAAGGTTAAATAAGAGGCGTCGAAAGATGCCTTTAACTCAAAAGGACTTTGTTTGTGCTGTACAAATACGTAGGGCATGAAGACCCAAACGAATTAATCAAAATTCTTAAATTCTTCATCGAAGATGGAACCATCCGAGCCACCCGGCCACACGACTTCAATGATCCTGCCGAGTTCAAAGCCAAATTTAGTTTTGACGCCACGATCCAAGAGAAGCTTGTCCGATATCATGAGATGTGGCCTGGCAAAAGCGACGATGACGGTGAGAACTGGTTAAGAGGGCGAACCAAAAACGCCGAAGAGTTTGACGCCTATATGCTGCGCGGAAATCTGCTTTTGGATACTGGTGTGATATGCCTCACCAGAACTGACACTAATTACCTGATGTGGTCGCATTACGCCAGCTCCCACTCTGGATTTTGCATAGGGTTTGATGACGCTATTGTGGAAGCGCTGGATGACCGACACACAGCGTTAAACGGTGACGTGGAGTACGTGAAATCGCCGCCTGAAGTGAACTTCTATACCGCTGATGTGTACGACATTGTCAGAGCCATCTTTCTGCACAAGGGTGAGAGCTGGAAGTACGAAGAAGAGTTCCGGATTATCTCTGAGCTGCCAGGGCTTAAGAAGTTGGACACCTCGCTCATCAAAGAGATTTCTATCGGATGCAAACCCTATCCAGAGCTGGAAAGTTTTGCCCGTGAACTGCTGGACAGCAATCTGGCCGTGTACAAAATGCTTTGCCCTACCGACTCGTACCAACTGAAGCGTGTGGAGCTGGACAAGAACCTTTCTTTTCAAGGTTACTAGTTCTGGCAGCTTCAATTAAGAACCTGCTTCTGTATATATAAATACTAAGTTACTTATTATTATTTATACGGAAGCAGGTCTTTTTCTATGCCAACTTCCCAGACACATTCCCTTCCGTTTCCACTTCCAAAAAACATCTCCAGTCGCTATGATCTGTCAAATAGTAAGTAAGTAGTTACCTATCGGTGAGGGCATGAGCCAGATCTTTTTTGACACCATAAACAACGGCCAGTACGACTTCATGACGGAGTGGGACACGGTCGCCATGGACAAGTGGGTTGCGGAAAACATCGGTCTTTCACGATGCCAGGGGGAGGCTGAGCTCTTTGATACAAAGTGGTTTGACTATCGCGACATGCACCCGCTGATGGCAACCTGCCTGTTCACCGAAGCCTATAAGCGCGCATACTCACAGATCATGCTGTCTCATGGCCGCGAGCATTTCGAGACGGCGCCATTCAGCACTGGTCTGAAACGCCTGCCTTACCAAGAGCTTTCGGCGGTGAACAAAACCTCTCTCTGGAAAGCTCGCCAGTTTGCAGATCGGTATTGCTGTTCTTATGACTATTTTATATCAACTGTTCTATCTGCAGCTGCACGCCGGCTCTGGGACAAATTACCTCGCCCTCAGCATCTTTGGCAGCCAGAACTGATTGAGATCTTCGAAAGCAAACTCGCCAATCGTGCGGGAACGCGTCTGGATGACTCTGTCGTGAGTTTTAAGCACTTGGGAGACATGCAGCATGACCCAATTCAGGAATGTTACTTTGAATGGGTTCTGGAGCGTTTGAAGCACATCACCCGTGATAAGCGTATCCGCACCATCTTCTCTGCTGTCTGGTTGATGGAGCTGGTGCCTGAGCGCGTTATATATGCCCATTACCCGGAAGAACTGGAAGAAGCACGGCGACTGTGTTGATTGCCTGCTCCATATTTTTACGATTAGAAAACAACTTGTTTAAGCACCAAAGGATAACAAACACATGACCGAACTTTGCCACACGGGACGAGGGTTGTCTGAAGAGTTCGACGACGACTTCCAGAATCGTCTGGCGGCGTATTTTTGCCGCGATCATGAGTTTCTGACTCGTGCCGGCGATCTGGTTGCCCCCAACCAATTCTCTAATGCGGCGAACGCCATACTGGTGAACATGGTATCGGGCTATTTCAGAATGTATAAGAGCGCGCCTTCATCGGCGGCCATCCTCGATATGTTGAAGCGTGCTAAACGCGATAAGACGATCAGAGAAGAGATGTTCCCGGACGTTGTGGCGGCGTTTAAGCGAGTGCTCTCGGAAAAACTCTCTGATACGGCTTACATGGTCGACCAGGTCGCGACGTTCGCTAAAAGTGTAGCGTTCGACGATGCGTTGATTAAAGCGGCCGAGATGAAGGAGAAGGGCGACTTCCAGGGAGCGATGGCCATCATGGCCAAAGTGCAGCAGATCGGTTCTAACGAAGCGACGGGCATTTATGACTATTTCGCCTCTGCAGCGGAACGTTACAAGGCCCGTGAATATGAAGCCTCTGATGATTACGTGCCGAACAGCATCACCACCGGTCTTCCGCTGCTGGATCGTATGCTCTATCAAAAAGGGTGGGCGAAACGTGAGATGGTGCTCTTCATGGGTTTTGCGAAATCAGGTAAATCGACAGCGATGGGGGAGTTCTCCATTAACGCAACGCTGGCCGGCTACAACGTTTTGTATCTTTCTCTCGAAGTGCATACCTCGATTCTCTCCGATCGCTTCGATGCACGGCTGTCTGAAACGGAGATGTCAAAGCTGGTAGAGCAGCGTGACGACGTTCACCGGAAACTCGCGGAGCTTGGCGCGACGAAAGGGGTGGGGAATCTCTGGGTGGTTGAGCGCCCGTCAGGAAGCATGTCGCCTGCAGATTTGGATCGTATGCTCAATAGCATGAAAGCGAATGGCATGATCCCGGATATGGTAGTGGTCGACTATGCGGACTTGATGCGAGCCAGTTACGACCTCCGTGACGACCGGGCGAACATCCGTTCTATCTACACCGATCTGCGTGCTCTCTACGATAAGCACAACGTTGCAGGAATCACGGCATCCCAGACCAACCGTGAAGGTGGTTCATCCGAAGTGGCCACCATGATGCACGCCGCGGACAATATCGAAAAAGTCCGTATCGCCGACTTAGTCATCACTATCAACAAGACTGAGGAGGAAGAAGCCAAAGGCGAAGCACGTCTCTATTTTGCTGGTTCTCGTAACCAGAAGGGCGGGGTGAGTATTCGCGTTATGCAGAACCTCGAACAGATGCGCTTCATCGAGCGGATCATGGAAGTTCTTTAAAAAAATAGGCGTGGGGCAAAGACGGATAACAGCCCCACGCCCTTAAAAATTACCTTTTGGTTAATCACAAAAGGAAAAACACATGAGCCTTTATGGTATTCAAAAAACGCGGCTTATCAAGATATTGCCGTTTAAAAACTGCGGTAAATGACAATGAGTGACCTCAAAGAGTTACTGTCCGAGCTGGATTTCGAACAATGGCTGGATATGGAAGGCATCATCTATCGTCGCGGCGGTGTAAGCGCCCGCGGCCGCGAAGTGAATATCAAAGAATGTCCGGTATGTGGAAGCACAAACTGGAAGGTCTATTTCAACCTGACCAACAACGTCGGGAAATGCTTCGCCGGCGATCACCCAGAAGAAATTCAATTTAACAAGCTGGTTTTCCTCAAACACTACAGCGGTAAGTCTCGTCGTGCCTTCGAGGAATACGTACATAACGCACTCCTGTCTCAAGGTTGGGCGCCAAAAAAAGAAGAGGTTGTGCTGGCCAGTGCTGTGGAACTTGAAGGCCCGATGGCTTTACCGCGGCATTATGAGCTTCCAATTGACGGTCGGCTGCCGGACTATCTTGTTGAGCGGAACATTACCCCGGAGCTGGCCAAATACTTTGACCTGCGTTACTGCGTCGAGGGAAAACATGCTTATGTCGACCCATATACCGATCAGGTTAAAGGGCAGGCATTCGATATGCGCATCCTGATACCGATTTACGATCTGAATGGGGTGATGAAGACATTCCAGGGGCGTGACATCACCGGCGCAGCAGAACGCCGATATCTCTTTCCAATGCAGCTGCCGGCATCCGGGAGGTTTCTCTATAACGGACATAACGCAGTTGGAAAGCAAACAGTCGTCGTCTGTGAGGGGGCTTTCGATGTCATGGGGGTTAAGCGCGCCATATTCGACGAAGAGACGCTCCGGGACTACGTAGAGCCCATTGGCACGTTCGGGATGCATCTGTCCGGAAACACGACTGTAGACGCAGAAGACCAGCTGGGCGCGTTTCTGTCGTTAAAGGCAGATGGTTTGCGAAACGTCATCATGATGTGGGATAGCGAGAAGCAAGCGATCCGAAACACAATGGCGGCCGCCAGACGATTAACCAGTATAGGGTTAAATGTGAAAATAGCCTGTCTTGGAGAAGAAGGGCTAGATCCCGGGGAGGCCACCCAGGAACAAATTCTCAAAGCCTACTATCGTGCAAAACCCTACTCTAAGCAGCTGGAGCTGCAGAGCAAGGTTCTCGGTATTAGTGCATTTAAATAGTTCGACTCATGGCTGTAGTTCCATATCCGTGTCGGAAATACCATAATTTGTTTATGTATGTAGGTATCTACTTAAATATTTTAATGTAATAAATAACACTTTGGTTATGGAGGACATCACATGAAAAAAGGTATCGAACAGGCAGTTTTAGAGATGATCAAGAAGTCAGGCGTAGAGCTTGGCGAGGGAGAACTGGAGAGCATCATCGATGCCTCATTCAACACGGCATCAGAGCACATATCGAATGCGCTATCCTGCATTCCTCTCAAAGAAGGGGCGACACATACGTCGGTGTTAGTGTGGTACGCAAAGACGCCTGAAATGCCCGGTACTGTTCAAAAGCGTGTAGCTCTGGTTGCGTTCATCGTCCCGTCGTTTGAGACCGGCATTGGGCCAGTCGCGCGTTTTGGCGCCTGGTATGACGACAAAATCATCTTCTCAAACTGCTACCAGATGGAAAGCAGGGAAATGCTTGAGAATAGCGTTAACGTGACTCTAAGAGCCGTAGAAAGCAAATGCGAGACAGTAGGAGAGGCTTTCGTCAGCGTCATGACTTCTCCCGATATTGAAAAGCGCCATGTAGATCTGGTGGCACCACCAGGCTTGTTGGAAATGATTGTCTCTGGAGATTACAACAAGGCTATAGCGCGTGTTCGTGAGCTGGACTATGGGCGTATTTGCGACTTGTGTCGTAGTGATCTGGATTTAATCAATGTGATCGTTGAGGCTGGCCGCGTCTGTGATGGGGTGTTGGCACAATACGCAAGTAAGATCAGTCGTTTGGCCAATGAAATGCCTATGCTGATTCAGGAAGCCAAATCCCACGCCGTTCATGCCGCAAACGACCTGCTAACCCCTTATCGATACGAAGCCGCAAGTGACAAGATGACCGGCTGGGCCACCTGGTAAGCCGTGACTATGTACTGTGTCCCCGTACAGAGTTATTTAAACTGATTAGTAAGTAAGTACAAGATTATCATTTAGAGAAATGGCTACCAAAACTGATTTATCAAAAATCCCTTCTATCTCTGGACTCAACGGCTACTCGCTGCGTTGCCCGGAAGTGAAGCTTAACGGACATGACTCGTACTGCAGCTACACCGTCTGTCAGCACACGATCCTTGCCTTCAAAGAGAAGCGACTGCCGGCGTCATCGTTCACCTCCTGTGCGAACGCCATTTCGGCCGGAAAATGCCAGGCGCTGAAAATGATGGTGGAGGAAATCCGGCAAGGTGAGTCGCTGTATTTCGTCGATATGCCGGCGCTCATTGAAGAGGTGGAGGAAAGAAACCGAACAGCAAGAACTCTGCAGCCGAAGAGAGGCAGTGCATCTATCTACAGTGGAATTAAGGGGAAGCGCCAATCTTCGACCGTTGCTGAAACTGGCAGACTGCCCGATGCCAGCGAGATTTATTCAGAACTTATCAAAGAAACCTTAAAGGAGAAGACCGACTAATGGAGAAGCTGATCGCGCTTAAACATAAGCTGGACGCCATTAAAGCAATGGGAACGAACGCCAAGAAAGAGGCGCTGGCCAGTATGGACGACTTCGAACAAAGAATGGTGTCACTCATGCTGAACCCGTTTGTTCGTTTCGGGGTGAAGAAATAAAAAGTGGCCGATCCACTTAGCAAGTCCGTACCCAGTGATCAGAAAGCGATAGAGCTGCTGGAGCAACTGATTGAAGCAGGAGAATACTCATGATTCCATACATCATATTGACTTTTTCTGGAGGCATCGCCCTTGGCTTCATCATCTGTCATGACTTGATCAAGCAGGAACTGAAGACCAAAACACTTCGTATCGGTAAGCGGGTATATCGCGTCGTTCACGAGACAGGGGTATCAAAATGAGCAATCTAACCTCGTTTGACTGGTGGATAGGCTTGTACTTTGTGGCTTCTTGTGTCGCAGTAGCTTTTACGATTGGCCAGTCCCTGGTAAAGCTACTGCTTTTAAGATTCGCCAATCGCAAGCGTATCGATGACACGCTTTAGTGCCTTGGATCTCAACTTGAACAGCGTTACGGCGAGCTGAAGGAAGGTGCAACCCTTTGCATAAAGGCAAAACGTTTCACGGCCACAATCCAACGGACGCAGGATGATAAGTCAAAGCTGATCAAAAAATGAGCAAAAGAATGCATGAAATAATAGGTAAGTATTTACTT